CAGAATTGAACGACGAAGAATGGCAGGAATATCTGACGATAATTGAGAAAGTTGATGGGCTCGCGATGCTGCGGGATTATTTAATAGATGCATGAAAGCCTATAATAACCGCGTACAACAGGCTATCATTGCTCGCGAAATCATTGATATCTACCGAGATTCGCCAGATAAATATGAGGTAGCGGAGTCTCTTAGCTCGTTATGTTTTGCGATGGCGAGATTGACTGACTGCGATAAAGTTGACTATCCAACAATTGACTGGGATGATTTAGCAAGTAACTTTGATGGCATAGCAACGTCCCAAGCCAGTGATGTATCAGCTATACGAAAGATAGAAAATGATATAGCGTCTACATATAAAAAATCTTTAAAGATTATAAAGCAACAACTAAGCTGAGCTAGGAAGAATACAGATAATATATCATCCCATTACTTAACGATCGAATAATGTTATAATATTACTATAGAAACTCTCTGTTAATCAGAGAGTTCTTTTTTTAGACAATTTGGCACTTCGTAAATCACCTTTGCGGTGATTTTTTAGATTAGACCCAATTTCAGAGGGGCGAGCATCGCAAAGGCTCGCCCCTCTTTTGATGGCTTGAATGAGGTCGCTCGATTGTTGTTTGTAGCGGCTTCTAAGAGTTATCAATGATTGAACTTTGCGAAACTTAAGCGGATCGGCCAAAGAAATTATAATAGTGGCGACATAGATAGCTGGCTTCTCGAGGGGATATTTAACTAAGAAAGGAGGCAGCTATTAATGAGGACTCTTTAGAATATGAGCTGACGAAAATTCAGCATCAGAAACCAAGCAAGTCACCGGCACCTGAGCAGCTTGGAGTTACTAAAAAATCTAAACATAAAAAGGAAGAAAAGACTATGAAAAAAATCAACTGGAAAAACGTTATTGAAAGCATTAAAACCATCACCATCGTAGCGCTAATCGCTAGCGTGGTTGGATTCGGACTGGGGGTGAAGTACCAGGAATCGAAGAATAGCCAGCTGGAAACAAGAATCTCCGAGCAGATTCAACAGTTAAAAGCCGTAAAGTAGCGAGCGTGCGACCGGCGCTACTGAAGCCTGAGGTCGCAGCGGTCGAAGCTCATACATCCGCGTCGCCAAAAGCTGCTGTGGAGGCAGCTGGCGCGGATGTCTGCGAGGGGTTTCGACCGCTGGTCGCTAAATACGACTGGAGCGTGAAAGTTGCCATGGCAGTGATGAGAGCTGAGAGCGGTTGTCAAACAGGCGCTCTGGGATATAACACAAATGGGACGAATGACGCTGGTTTATTTCAGGTCAATTCAATCCACGATACGACAGACAGACGGTACCATCCAGAATATAATGTGGCGCTCGCTTATAAGATTTATGCAGCACGCAGTAAGTGGGATTCAAGCGGGTGGAAGGCGTGGAGCGTATGTCTGAACGGTAAGGTGAAATGCTACTAAATTTTTAAGGAGAAAGTTAAATGAGTGAAAGTGAGATTTTGGAGAAATTAGAAAACCTAATCGATCCGACGTTTCTCGACCGAGCCTTGACAGGGGAGGCGTAAGTGGCAGACGCTTACTATAGCCGATTAGAGTGGTCATACTCATCAATGAAGTTAATTCTCGATCACGGTATCGATTACGCAGTTGCAGCTAAACGCGGAGACTTGCCAGACCTAGACAGCAAGGCTATCGATTTAGGGCAGTTGGTTCATATGTTGGTGCTGGGCGGCGAAGATCAGTTCGCTATCAGCCCGTTTGAAAACTTCTACTCGAAAGAATCCAAAGCGTGGCGTGACGAGCAGAAAGCCACCGGCAAACACATTATCACTCTAGGCATGTTCAAGGCTGCTGATCAGATCTTGAAGAATATTGAGAACCACCCGCTAGCGAAGCAATACATTTTTGCCAAAGGTGCAACATTCGAGCATGAGATGTATGCTCGAACGGCTGATGGTGTAGATATGAAAGGTAAAGCGGACGTACTGATTCGCAGTGATGAATCAGCAATGATAACCGACCTGAAAACTACCGCAAAGTTCGACAAGTTTTTCAAAACCGCACAGTCAATGCACTACGATTTGCAATCAGCAGTTTACACGCTGGTAACGGCGTCAAGCCTGGAGCTAGATCCAGCGTTAGTCAAGTTTGCCTACTGCGTGGTTGAGTCCGTCGCACCGTACCGTGTGCAGTTCATGATTGCCGGCATCGACTTCGTTGAAGCAGGTGAACGCAAGCTGCGTACGTGTGTTGACGAAATCATAAAGTTTGGCGACAGCGAGCCGAATTTCCTCATCGAGGAGGTGAGGGAGCTGGGCGACTGGAGCCTGTAAAAGAAAGGAGAATATGAAAGTCTTTAATAGTTTAGATCCGACCGAAAAACCATCGATTCTGATGGTTGTGTATGGCGAGGGCGGCGTTGGTAAAACAACGTTTGCAGCCACCGCACCACGACCGATTATCGCTGACTGCGAGAACGGTAGCAAATACTTCGGACTTCGCGGCATTGCAGCCGACGTAGCGCTGATCGAAAAATGGGACGATATGCAGGAGTTTATGCAGATCGCACTCACTGACAACTACGATACAGTGATTATCGATCCAATTGGCGAGCTGATGGAGAAGCTGATCGCCTACATGCGAAATAGAGCCGACAGCAAATTGGTCCAGCGTGACGGCAACCCGACAATGGCGGGCTGGGGCTGGTTGAAATCAACCATGCGAACGTTCTTGAAAACCATGCGTGATAGCGGTAAGCACATCGTCATCGTGGCTCATGTTCAAGAGAAAGACGATGATGGTCGAGTTATTAAACGCCCAATGGTAGCCACAAGGCTATCTGAGGAGCTGGTCAATCTGGTGGACATCGTCGGCTACATGACAACGATCAATGATAGCGAAACCGGCGATACCAAGCGACTGATTATCGTTGATCCAGCCAGCGACAAATACGTCGCAAAAGACCGTACTGGCCGACTGGGACGTTACATTGAACCAGACTTTACGAAGATCGTCGATGGCGTTCGGGGCGACGCTGAGTATGCGTGGATCACGGCAGCACCAGTATTGGCAAGCCGAGAGCAAATCGAAGCAGCCGCTAAGCCAACCATTCCAAGCTCACGCGTTGAAATGACCGGCGCTCGCCTTGGCAAATCTGAAGCAGACAGGAAATAAAGGAGGATACATGTCACAACTACAAGAATACGTCGATTCGCAGGTCGCTACGATATCGCCGTTCAAAATCAAATCTCAAGAGCTTTTGGAGCAAGCCAAAGCCAAAGAAATCACTGACGACGCTACTGCTAAAGAAGCAATTGCAATCCGTAAGCTGATCACCTCGCACCGCACTGAAGTCAAAAACGCACGGTTGGCGATCACTCGCAACTTCGACAGTGTCAAGTCGCAATTTATCGACGCTGAAAAAGACGTACTCGCACCAGCTGAAGAAGCACTAGAGAATATCAGTCAAAAGATTTTAGCCTATCAGGAAGAGCAGGAGCGACTGGCAAAAGAGGAAGCTGTACGCGTTGACACTATCTGTGCTAAGTTCGCTACCAACACCAAATCGCTACGCAGCCAGAAAGCCTGCGATGAAAAAGGCGCTGAATTGAAGCAAATATTCGCTGAGCTATCTGAAGCTGACCAAAACCACGCTGAAATCAAGCTGGCATTCACTAAAGCCATCAACGAGTTGCTGACACGTAAAGACGAATTGACAACCGCTGAGCGCGACGAAGCTAAAGCTGCGAAACTAGCAGCACAGCGTAAACGCGAACAGGAAATCGCTGAAGCCGAGGCAGCCAAAGCTGCTAAAGCACAACAGCCAGCCGTTAAATCTGGCATTAAAACCAAGACGGTGTTCACGGTCACCAATCCTGAGTTAGTGCCGCGCTACTTGTGCGAGCCAAGCGACAAACTAATCCGCGAAGCTATCGCTAATGGATTACGTGAAATCCCAGGCGTTGAAATCCGCGAGGAAAAGAGTTTCTAATATGGCAGCAATTAACACAGTAACCCTAATCGGCCGTGTTGTCCGCGACATTGAAGTCAAATCGACAAATAGCGGTAAGTCCGTAGCCTCATTCGCACTAGCGGTTGACGGCTACGGCAAGGATGCCGACGCTAGCTTTATCGATTGCGTCGCCTGGAACAAGGCGGCTGAACTGCTGGCAGAATATGCACCGAAAGGCAAGCAAATTGGCATAACCGGCAGATTGCAAACGAGAACTTGGGAGAAAGATGATATCAAGCGCAAAGCTACTGAAGTTATCATCGATCAGTTCCAGCTTTTGAGCGACGCTAAGGGTGGTAGCAATACCGCGCCAGCCACAGAACGATATGCCGAAGAGGACACTAAATCAGCAAATACAACGACTAAACAAGCGGCGAAAGCTACCGAGGATGTCGACCCCGACGCGCCAATTGATTTGAGCGAAATACCATTTTAGAACATTAACAACCAACATCGCACCCTCTTTGGGTGGCCAGATTCGTATATATAGGGTGGGGCGTCAACCGCAGGAGCTCCTCGCACATTTGAGCCACCCCCAAGGCAGTATAATTACAGCTTTGGTTGCAATTTGTGGCTACCCGATGAGGGTGCGATCGAAGTAATAACAAAGGAGGAATAGTGAGTCAAAAATTAATCATTAGGATACTAATAGAATTACTGTTTGAATATCCGTCCGACGAGCTTGACACTATCGCGCTGGACTTGCATTTGAAGGACGAGCCATTAGCAGAGTTTTGCGATAGATTCGAACTGGGTAATTGGTTTTATGATCAGATGATACTGGCGGATATCGACATTGTCGATGAAGTCTCGGCTATCGCTGATGAACATCGCAAGGCTGAGAGCGAGCAGTTAACGGAAAGCCAGCTGCTGCGCCGGGAATTACAGCAACAGGGCGCATAAAAATACTAATTTGAAGAGGAGTAATCAATGGATAGCAAAATGCAAAAAGTGGCAAATATCATAGGATATTTGATCGGCGGGATTTTAGTTTCGCTAGCTGGAATCGCTGCCATAGTTATTTTTGGCAGATTGATATTGTGGATTTTGGGGTTGTAAGGATGATAGGATTCACAATTCCGCATGTAGTTTGGATTGACAAGCGGGCGTATAGATTGGCCAGCGCCAACATTGACGGTAAACGATTCAATCTTCGGTACGAGAGTATACCTGACCTAAACAAAAGCGAGTTTGAGTTTAGTATTGGATTTGAAACATTTTATTCACCCAGCGGCAAAGAGGCTAAAGAAGAATTTACCAGGCGCCTTGAGCTGCTTGGCGGCACGATCGAGGATCCGAATGACTAAAAAAGCACTTCGCAAGAAACAACGCCGCAAGCGTAAGAAGTTGGAGACAACGTAATGTCTCTAATGAATTGCACATTCACGGTTCGTTGGAGCGACGAGAAAAACAAGCCGCACGCGAAAACCTACGCTACCGAATCTGATGCCAAGCGAGCCAAGAAATGGCTGCTGGAGCACGGCGTTCGGAGCGTAGACATCGCGGTCAAGATAAATAATAAGCCAGCTGGCAGCTTGAAAGACGACAAGCCGTCTGAGACTGAGGCTGAGCAGAAAGGATTTTGGTGGGAGAAGTGATTGACGACAATCAATTCGACATATTCCAGTGGGCAAACTGGGCTGATGCTAATAAGAAAGATCTGCTCATCGACCTGTTTATTTTCAATAAAAACTTTACACCATACGTGTTACCGCTGAAGACATCGGCCATAGAAGACCAAATGCGATCACTGTTTCTTTACGACATGATCAATTTTGTGGAGACTGGAGCAGCAGTTGGATTGTCTGTCAGGGACTACGCGACAAACGATCAAATGGAAAATGTTTTGCTATACAGCGAGCTTGAGAGCATTCAGCGTGCCGACACGCTCATCTATCTTCTTGGCGATGACAATATTGCTGAGTTCAACGAGAAAGAACACGAGATGAAGTGTATGCACGGTATTGTAGCGCGGTTTAGCGACCCAAAAGATCCAGACAAGACCTTTTACATCGCCAAACAGCTGCAGCGGTCGCAGATGTTGAGCGGAAGTCTCACGTGGCAAGTTAGCGGCAGTGACTTTGGCGAGCTTAATGCCGACGCAGCATTTAAGATACCAGCCAACAATCAGGTATTGATCGCTGGCGGGAAAGTGTTTGCGTTTAATCCAAAGAAGTTTGTCAATTTATTCAAACAAGATCCATCAAGCGACGCTGCAACAAAGCAAGTCATTGATCTTTTGATGAAAAAGTTTGCACTGAACTTGCCTGAGGGGTTGTCATTCGCAGAGTTGGCTGACCGCAACAAATCACTGACTACTATGTTGATGAAGTTGGATGTTGAGCATTTGCCTTGTAAGGAAAGAGTTGTCGATTACGCCGAGGAGATGGATTTGGCGCTTATGTCAGACAATCACGACGGCATTATTATCATGGATAACCGTGACGCAATGATGTTCGTCAATATTCTGGCCGACAATTACGTCGATAGTAATCTGACTGATTTACGCTATCTCGTGACTGGCAAGAAGCGGATTGATAGCGATTCGCAGATGAATATGAATATATAAAAGCCATTGACTAATAACCTACCATATGTCGAAAAACTGGGCGAACATTAAAATCGACCGTAGAACTGGCAGCATGATTTGAGGAATAAAGCTGGGTTCCCGAACGGGAGTAAGCCGAAAGGTGAGAAATCCTTTGCTCCGTGATTGTGCTGTCAACTGGACAGATGACCATTTTGCCCACCCGGGTCATCTGTCTAATAGGTGACATCAATCCTTAAAATAATTAACTAATGATATACACTCACTTGGTGTCGCCTTGCCCCAGTTCTGCGGTTGAATTAAACTACGCGATTTCGTATAGAGAGAAAGGAGATGTCAATATATGTGGCCAGCATGTCAAATATGCGGTAAACCAGTACGGAATATAAGCGATGAGTTTTGCCGAGGTTCTCACTGCGACGGCAAGCCGATGACGTATCCGTCTGTCAAAAAACCGCACACTAAAAAGAAACTCACTCGTGCCATGATTAAAGCGCGAAGAAAGAAAGGTCGGAAATGAAGACTAATTATGAATTCTCGGATAAAGGAATGGTATGTTTTGTAGTGGCTATAGCGATCATCGGAGTCGCGCTATTAGTAGCCCTCGCTATCTGGGCGGAGGCGTCATTCAACCGGAGTGTTGAAATAACAAATACTTATGCTCGCTGTAAATCTGCAGGTGGTAAAATGGGCTATTCAAAATGCTTTAAGGACGGAAAGGAAATCTAGATGAAACAGGATAAGCGCTCGATAAAGCGTTTTCGCTGCTGGTTGGTTGAATCAAAGCAGTATGTTTATGATATTCAAAAAATTTGTGATGGCAAACTAATTAAAAGCTTCGCCGAAATTTTGAATAATCCTGAAAAATATGTAGTAGAACAGGAAACTGGCGCTATTGATATCGTTAAAAATAAAATCCGCGAGGGCGATATCGCAAAATATCGCAACGCCAACTATCAGCGCGAAGTTTTTGAGTGGCAATATGGCGTCGTGGTTTTCAAAAATTGTGGCTTTGAGCTGTACAACCCAATCAAGGACACTTCAGAATCACTAAATGATATATCTATCAGTTTTTCTAAAATTGAGGTCGTCGGCAATATTCACGAGAACCCTGAATTGTTGGAGGAGAAATGAAACTATATAAACTACTGAAAGATTTACCAACCGTTAAAGCTGGGGCAATCTTCAAAGAGAAAATTAAAATCGATGGCACAAGGGTTTTGAAAACATGTGGATCAAGACATAAACATTCAATTCTTGTTAGAGAAATCGATAATTTTGACGAGTGGTTCGAATCAACAAGCAGTATTAGTTGGAATCTTAAATGGGGCGATAGATATTGGTACATTGACTATTGGGGTAATGTTAACTATCGCAATTACGCAGACGCTATCATTGACAGATTGAATATTGACAATGGTAATGTTTATTACACCGAAGAAGAGTGTAAAAAAGCTCATGAACGTAAACTGGCTGAAGTCAGACTGCGGAAAACGTCAACGTTTGAGCCAGACTTCGAGAATGACAATGGCGGGTGGATTGTTGTCTATAACTACCGACACCACGAGATGTTCGCGCAATATGTTAATTTCGAAGACGCAGGCGAGCCTGTTCGTTACGAAACTGAAGAAGACGCTCTAAAATCCATTAAAGAACACAAAGCTGACTGGTTGAAATATTTTGGAATTAAGGAGTGGGAATAATGCCTAATCTCGCAAATATAGATAATCCAACAGAGGATCAGGAGCAAGAAGCATTTGTACAGTGGCTACGCCTGAAAGGTTATCCACATTTTCGCGTGCCAAATGAAACCTACACCAAGTCGTGGAACCAGAAAGCGAAAAACAAAAAGCTTGGCGTGAGTTCTGGTGTGCCTGATTTGGCTGTAGTTGTGCCGAACACAGGAACACGACGAGTTTACGTAGAAACACTTGATAGCGACGATAGCGCTGATTATGACCAGCCTATCAGCCGCTTGGTATTCATCGAAATGAAACGCAAGAAAGGAGGCGTGACATCAGAGAACCAAAAGAAGTGGATTAAAACGCTCAATGAGGCTGGTGTTCAGACTATTGTTTGTAAGGGCTGTGATGCGGCGATTGAGTTTATTGAGTCAATAACTAAGCCATAATAGGCGCAAACGTCAATGATATGTGTGCACCTAAAAAGCTTGAAGGGGCGGTGGCGAATTATGCGCCGCCTCTTTTATGTTATAATAGCCTTAGAAATTGCGGATCGAAAGAGCCGCTTTTTTATTTGGAGAAATTATCATGGTAACCAGAAAAATGATGCGCAGGAACAGGCGAAGCAGCAAGCAGTCTAGCCGCAAATCCCCGAAGCAGCAACTGCGCGGGATTGTTAAGGACGAACCAAAAAAGCCTGAGCAGCCAGAACCAGGACAACCGACGAAATACAGGCCAGAATATTGCCAACAGCTCATTGACTATTTTTCAATCGAGCCGCTGGAAATTATTAGAGAGCAGGAAATAACCGGCACCGAGGGCGGCAAATACATCTCGCGGCGCTTGCCACAGCGGTTTCCGTGGTTTGAAGGCTTTGCCAGAAAAATTGGCGTTCACCGCAATACTCTGAAAAATTGGTGTGCTGAACATCCAGAATTTGCCGAAGCCTACGATACCGCCAAAGATTTGCAACGCGAGTTCATCGTCGACGTGGCTTTGAGCGGTGCTGCGCCACCAAGCTTTGCTATCTTTACTATGAAAAACGTTTGCGGATGGCGAGATGAGCGAGACCTGAAGCTAAGAAAAGCGAAAGAGGAAGGCGATATTGATGACGACGAACTCAAAGCAGCCATCTTTGAATAATCTCACCAGGGCGGACATTCTGCGGCTTTGTGACAAATACTGGAACACTGACCGCGACAAGCTGCGGCGTTATCTGCTGGCAATATTCAAGCGTCGGGAGAATATCCACCTGTTTGGCTGGTTTGTAGCACGGCCATATTTTCCACTAGAGACGCCGCCATTCCATAAAGAGATATTAGACTTAATTAGCGATAAGAATAATCGACGTATAGGCGTTATTGCGCCACGTGGTCATGCGAAATCGACGACGGTGGACATGACGTATCCGCTGTGGGCAGGATGTTTTGAGCAGGAAGAGTTCATAGTGATAATCAGTGATACTTACACGCAGGCAGCAGAGTTCATCAATGCGCTTAAAGACGAATTCGAGAATAATCCGAAAATTAAATGGTTATTCGGGAATATGAAGGGCGACGACTGGCAAGACGGCGAATTTGTTTTGAGCAACGGTATAAAGTATGCCGCTAAGGGATCAGGTATGAAAATTCGTGGTATTCGCCACAGGCATACCCGACCAACGCTGATGATATTCGACGACATCGAGAACGACGAAAACATCAAGAGTGCTGAGCAACGCCAGAAATTGTATCATTGGTTTACTAAAGCGGCTATTCCAGCGTTGGCCAGAGGTGGACGTGCTGTTGTCATCGGCACGATTCTTCACTTTGATAGCCTTGTGAATAAGGTTATGAAGCAGCAAGACGTATTTAAGAGCTGGCAAACGCGGGTGTTTTACGCAATCACCACGGAAGAGGACGGCACAGAGCGGGCTTTGTGGCCAGAGCACCGCAGCCTAGAGAAGTTGAGGGCTATGCGAGATGACCCGAGCGATCAGGATTTCATTGGAAGCATTACTTTTGCGCAAGAGTATCAGCACAAGCCGTTCAGCGAAGAAGATGCCATCATCCAGCCTGATTGGATTAAAGAGTGCGAGCCGAGTCAAGTACCAGATAAGCATACGCGGCTAGCACGAGTTTTGACAATCGACCCTGCTGCCAGTGAACGTCAAACAGCCGATTTTACCGCTATGATTGTTGCTGATCTGTATACTGATGGTAATGTTTACATACGTGCGATACGCAACCAACGAACCTCGCCGAGCGTGACTGCTGATACAGTAAGAGAGCTTGATGAAATATACAAGCCGCAGGTGATTGGTATAGAGAAGGGTGCGCTGGGGCTAGTGTTTCGGGATTTGCTGGAAGGGCTGCCTGTCATTGGCTTGGAACCCGATAAAGACAAGGTGCGGCGATTGCTGGCGGTTAGCCGATTCTTTGAGGCGGGCAGGGTATACACTGTGAAAAACATTCAGAACGGTCAGGCGTTTCGTGAACAGCTGATTGAATTTCCGAAGGGGACGCATGATGATATGGTTGACGCAGCGGCTTATGCAGTGAGGTTGTTGTTTGTAGAGGGAGAGAATCAGGTGTCGAGTAAAGATTTCCAGACCGCTGGTGATTATTACGACGAGCTAGATGACGATGAGTGGTTGGATTAAGTATAAGTATGATATAATCAGAGTAAGTATATACGACGCGCGAAAGGCGTCGTATTTTATTTGGAGAAATTATGAAGCTGGTAAACTTGAGCGGTAAGAATAACGATAAAAATGCAGGTAGCAGACTACGTGAGATTGGTAGTGCTGGCACTGGCGTATTTACGGACTATGAAGCAGAGAAAATAAAGCTAAACCGCCCGAGGAAAATCACTGATTACCGAGATATGCTGCGTGATGGCACTGTCGAGGCATTATTCAATATCCTGACCATGCCAATTTTGGCAAGTGAGTATGACATTAAGCCCGCCGATGAAAGTACTGAAGCGAAAACGCAAGCAGATTTCGTACGAAACAACTTACTGAGCGAGAGCTATAAAGGCGGTATTGAAACACCGTTTAATCTATTCCTTGATCAATCAATGATGGCATTGGTTGACGGCTTTCAAGTGTGGGAGAAGGTGTATCGACTAAATAATAACCGCTACGAGTTGAAGAAGCTGGCGCTGCGGGATTCGAGGAGTGTAGAGATTCTAAGCGATTTGAAGGACGGCTATCAAGGGATTAAGCAAACGCAAGAAGACGGTTCGACGGTGGTTATTCCAGCTTACAAAACGTTCCTATTTACACCAGGCAAACGATACGATCAGTATTATGGACGTTCAATATTTACGGCACTTTGGCGAAACTACGACAAGAAATGGAAGTTGGAATATCTAGATAGCATTGCTTTGCAAAATGACGCTATCAAACCAAAGGTATTGAAAAATACCGGCAGCACACTTGCAAAAACTGATGACAAAGTAATGTCAAAAGTATTGAACGTATTAAGTCGTTTAGGTAAGGTCAATTCAACGGCTACCTTGCCGCCAAATTACGAACTTGAAGTGCTGAATTCTGAGGGACGCGACCCTCACCAGTCTATTGAGCGACAGAACTCTGAGATGGCAAGAGTGTTTCTGGCTAACTTTATGCTGTTAGGCTCGCAGGGGACGAGTTCGACTGGTAGCTTTGCATTGAGCGATACGCAAGCAAAGATGTTCCGTATGAGCCTAGAGTCCGTCATGAATAAGCTGGCAGCTCATATTAACCAATACCTCATCGCTGACTTGATTGATATTAACTTTAGCGAACCACGCTATCCAGTTTTCGCATTCGAGAAGATGGATAATGAAGTGGTTGGTGCAATATTTAACGCCTTTACGACAATGATTCAGAAAGACCGCATGTCTGACGCAATGGCGAGCCAGATTGAGGACGCAACAGCGACACGGCTAGGCTTTGACGTGGAGAAGATTAAGCAGCAGCGTACTGAGCAGGCTGAAAATACTGAAAGTAATGCCGGCAAGGAAAAAGAGGCTGGCGGCACGTCGACTGGTCAGCGAACGATGAGCGATGACCACAATCATGAACCGAGCGAGAGCCTGAAGAAGCTTGATGCCAGATGGCAGGAGCTAGAAAAGCGTTTTTTAGACCAAATCCGCCCAGTTTATGAAACTGTGGCGGAGGAAGTTAGCCAGAAAGTCGCAAACTCGAAGCTGGTGAGTGATATTGACGCAGTGGTGTTTCCAGTGGAGTACCGCCGAACGTTGGTATCATTCTTTAAGCAGGGGTATCAGATTGGAAAAATCAGTGCTAGCGATGAAATGGGTAAGCCGGCTGCGAAGAATGGCAATGATTTAACCAAGGCAGCCATTGAATATATAAACTGGATTATCGAGAAGCAGCAGGATGACCTGACTAATTACGCTAAAAGCCTGGTGATGGATAGAGTAGTGCTGGATGATGAGCAGATCGACTACAGTGCTGAGATTTCGAAACTGATTCTGGCGTGGTTTGCGACGAAGTTGATGGATACGGCGTCGTACGCAATCGCACAAGCGGTCAATTCCGGGCGTAATTCGGTATGGGACGATGACGATGTGCTGGAGTTTTCGGCAATTCTGGATGGACGAACGTCACCTGGCTGTAGTGCACTGGACGGCAAGGTGATGACGTGGAAGGAGTGGCAGGCATATCCTGAGTATATTCCGCCGCGGCATTTCAATTGCCGATCTACTTTTGTAAAAATTAGTGATCAAACGCCGAGGGCTGACATGAGACCACCGGATAACGATACAATGACCGAAATCAAGCGAATTCAGCAAACGCCAAAAAGCGAACTGATCAAAGATGGGACGCTGCAGGATAAAATGACTAAAAAAGGCTTGCTTGAGATGAAATCAAGCGAATTCGAATTACCTGCTAAAGGCAAAATCTCGCTAAGCAAGGCTTTGTCCGGAACTAACCCAAACTATATCAAAGGCGTGCGTAATGAATACAGTACTAACTGCCAACGTTGTGTACCAACTTACGAAATGCGCCGCCGTGGGTACAATGTTGAAGCCTTGCCGAATAGTGGTGATGGACTTGGTCGTCTATCAATGATTGTCAAAATGTGGGGACTAAACAAAAATGATAAATATTATATTAGCCCAAAGTTGTTAGTTGGCGGTGCTAATAAAAAAGTCGACTATAACCAAGAATATGCTGATTGGTTTAAGTTTATCGGTGACATGCCAAACGGTGCTCGAGCTCAGGTCGGATGGATGTGGAAAAGTTCTCGCGCTGGTCATACAATTATGGCCGAGAAAAAAGCTGGCAAGCTTGTTTTTATTGACCCTCAGACACAATCGATAAAAAACCGTGATGAATTTATCGCTGATGTAAAAGCTCGACCACGACGTGCGTTTTGGGCATTTCGAGTTGATAATCGAGAACTAGACAAGGAGATGATAAAATTAATTATGAAAGAGAGTAAACGATGAAAATTAGCCAAAAAATAGAGAACTACATTAAAGAGAAATATGGCGACAAGCGTTTTTATCAACTAGGTAGTTACAACGGCCAGGAATGCTATTTGGTGTCGCTCGCTAAAGAGGACGGTTGGATAGCTGATAACTATTATTTATTGTTTGACTCACTCGGTAATTTGGTGAGAGAGATTTATGCTGGTGGTCAGTTTATCGATGAAGAAACTGAAGAAACTAAGCTAGCGGCAAAAATTGAAGAGTATTTTTCTAAATAATTTTATTTTTAAGTCGAATATGATAAAATAGAGCCAGTATATGCGACAGGCGAGTTTGTCGCATTTTCTTTTGGGGCAAATTTCTCTTGGAGTATATCGGGAGAATAATATGTTTACAGTTTCAACAAAGACGAAAGATAACATCCGACTAAGTGATGAGGGCAAGAGCGAGTACAAACGGTACTGGAAGCAATTATGCCCATTTGGCGAATGGATAGATCCAAACGATTGGGATAATTCGAAGTTGGTTATTGACAAGGATCTAGTTGACCAGTTGGTAAAAAACTTCAATGACAAGGTTTTGGACTACGTGCCGGTGCCATTAGGACATCCGTATGATAGCTCAAGCTTGGCAAGCCTTAATACTGGCGAGTTGCTGGAGTTGGAGGCACGAGAAGACGGCTTGTACGGTTTGATAGAAATTCGCGACGATACAGTTGCCGATAAAATCGACAAAAACCTGATTCCGAACGTGTCGATGGGTATGGATTTGCAATATAAGGACAAGAAAGATGGTTCGCTTAAGGGTGCGGTACTGCAGCATGTGGGGCTAGTAACTGACCCATATCTCAAAGGTATGCACGCCTTTGAGCCAGCACTGTCTGACATGTCGCAGGCAGCCATTGTGCTTAGTGATTCATCTAATAACAAGAGAGAGGAGAATGGGATGAATAAAGTAAAAGTAACTAACGACCGTGATTTTGACGTCGAGGTGAAGTGGCAGGAAGACGGTGAGGAGAAGACTACAACCGTCACTGCTGGTGCAGACGTTGAAGTTCCTGAAGATCAGGAGGAAGCGGTAAAGCAACAAATTGCCGACGCTAAAGAGCCAGAAGATAAAGACGAGGACAAGTCTGGAGAGGATAACCTATCTGATAAGAAAGATTTGTCTGATGAGCAGAAAGAGTTTGAAGCTGAGAAAGCTGAGTTGGCTCGGGAAAAAGCCGAACTGGCAAAGCAGAAGCGAGAGCTATCGGAAAAGCAGGCTGAGGCTGAATATGAGAAGCTGCTTTCTGAAGGCAAGCTTGTCCCGGCTCAAAAGGAGAGCTATTTGGCACTCTGCGCTGCCAAAGATACTAAGGTGCAGTTATCTGATACGAAAACCAAATCTGTTGATGTGCTATTATCGGAACTCTTTGCGGCAATGCCGGCAATGCGGCTATTGAGCGAAGATGGCGGTGAAGGCAGCAATGGAAATGGTGATGAAGTTCAGCTGGACGACTCCGATAAAGCAGACATCGAGCGGTTCGGGCTGAATGAAGAAGATTATAAAGAAGTAAAGCGTGAGAAGGAGAATCAATAATGACATTTCTACGACAAGACGGCGATTTGATTTCAGCTCCATTCGGTAGCAACGTGATCAATCGCGGACAATTAGTTACTGTTGACGCTAGCGGTAACGCTAAGGCGGCAGAAGCTGGAGTGAAGCCATTCTTAGGTGTCGCTATGGAGAATACTGGCGGACTAATCAAGAATGAGGTGCGAGTTTATCGAACTGGTGTGTTCCAGCTGGCAATCGACGCAGTAGCAGCTGCTGATTTAGGCAAGGCTGTAGCTATCGCTACACCCGATAAAGTGACGACAACCGTCAGCGGCACCGCACCAGCAATCGGACAGATTGTTGAAGTTATTGACAATAAAACTGTAGGCGTTCGCCTGAGCTAAGAAAGGAATATAAGATGGACTTAAAAGCAATGCTACAAAAGCTTGATACCGCCATCAAGACGGTATACAAGACTACTAAAAAAGAGTACAAAGACCCTCTGCAGGGCATTTTGTACGATATCACACCAGTGACAGGTGCGGTCAACAACATCGTGACACTCAACAGCGTGCCTGGCATGCGTGAGTTCAAATCAGAGCGCAAACACGGCGTGGCTGACAACACCGTTCACACAATCGCTCCACGAAAGTGGGAGTCAACCCTGGACGTTGAACGTGAAAAGATTGAAGACGATGACCTCGGCCAAATTCCAAACCAAACCCGCGTGATGACTACTAAGAGTGGTCGCCATTACGGTGCATTGGCTGTAGCTGCACTTCCTGTTGGCTTTACTGCTAACTTGAGCGACGGCAAGCCGTTCTTCCACGCTGACCGCGGCAACTTGGTTACTGGCGCATTCAGTGCCGCAACATTTAGTAAAGCTTTCGATGCGTTGGTTGGCATGAAAGATGCTGATGGCGATTTTATCAACCCAATTCCAACCCACCTGATCGTTGGTCAGGAAAACCGCGAGGAAGCCGAGAAAATCTTGCTCCGCGAGAAGTTGGACAATGGACAGAGCAACACCAATTACAAACGTGTTGAGCTGATCGTTGACCCACGTATTGCTGGCAAAGCAGCATTCTTGGTGGCGGCTAAAGAGGGTATGTGCCCATTGACAATTGCTGAGCGCGTGAAGGTTGGTGCACCTGTTGCGAAGACCGACATAAACAGCGACAGGGCATTCGAAACTGATGTGTTTAGCTGGGGCTTGCGTGGTCGTTACGACGCAGCTTACCAGGCAATGCAGTTTATCGTGACTGTGAAAGGTTCTTAGTCGGCAGACTTGAGGCGGGAGATGATTCGCCCGCCTTTGTTTGAGGATTAGGAGAAATAATATGAAGCACGAAATAGATCAACCTATCAAAGATATATTACAGGAAGCGGGATTGTATCACCGCCAGTTATTGGAGTTTAACGACGTTAACAGTTCGGTGATCTCGCTAGGAGACTATATCTTGGCTGACGTCAACGGCGACGATACAATTGACGTAAAAGATGTGCGAGTGCTAGTGGACAATAAGCTAGTCAAAGTAACCGAAGTAGACATCACCAATGCATTGATTACGCTGGAAAAGCCGGTTGTTTCTGGGCAGGAAGTGTCAGTACGCTTTGCTAGTTCTAGTGTAGAGCCTGAATATGTCGAGAAAGTGCGAACTGAAGCCCTGAGTGAAATCATATCAAAGATTCCGTGTGAGGCTGCCTGGGCTGATGACTATAAGCCCACATTACGTTACATTCAGAGACTAATGGCTGCCGGTATGCTATTAGTGCGGGATTATGGATTTAATGAAGACATTGAAAATACTAGCAAGGACGGCTATAAGAAATTGGAGCTGGCAAACGAAAAACTGAACACGCTGATTACCATGGTTTGCGGCGAAGCCTGTTCAAGAAGTGCTCAAGGATTTGCGGCGCGGGATGATGGAGATATTTTTTCAAAGAGACCGCACATCAGTAGCGAGGATTGGTAGATGGACGGGCAAAAAGTACCAATTTCTGTCACGGTTGATGGCGAGGAACTGAAGCAATTCAATCAGATACTATTAAATCGATGGAAGCGTGCTAGTAGTCTGCGGATACCGTTGCAGGAGGCGGCTAATTTTATGCTGGATGAGATTTCCAAGAATTTTAGCGGTAAACGCGGTGCAGTTTTTGGTGCGCAGTGGCGTAAACGTAAACGAAATTATCCGTGGCCGATACTAAATAAGACAGGCAAAATGAAGGATGGTTTTAAGGCGGAAATATACAGCGACAAAGCAGTCATTAAAAACCCGACACGGTATTTCAAATATCATCAGATGGGTACAAAAAATATGCCAGCACGCAAGATGTGGGGTATGACCGAATCGCAAGCACGGTATATTCGCCAACGATTACAAATCTATTTAGAAGCTGAAGGAGAGAGATAATGCAATACGAAGACCCAATTTTAGCAAAGCTGCGTAACCTATTAAATGAGCACGGCCCGAAAGACTTGAGGAATAAATACTATCTGGGCGATCCAATGGTGGTGGATAAATCAAGCTTGCCGATGTGTTTTATCAGTTATGAACGGCAGAGTGTCATTGATGATGCCTCGTATTCAATCGAAACGCACTCGACGGTATTAATCAATGTGGCATATGACCTAACTAGAGATTTTAATAGTACAGCGAAACGCAGCGGCAGTCATATGACACTGGTAAAGATGATTTGCGGGCGAGATAGCAAGAATAAATTACTGCCTGAGACAATTTTATCTGTGCTGAGGCAATTCCAGGACGAACAATCTGATGAGTTAATAATCGACCTGGGCAGTCAAACGGAAATAGAGTATGTAGTCAGCGAGCGGGGAGGCAGCGTATTTACTAACGAAGCTTTAATACGATTTACGGTGCGCACTCGCGATATGATTGGATAAATGTAAGCGCCATGATATAATACGGGTAGTATATGCGATCAGCCTTGGTCGCATTTTCTTTTGCTACTGACTGATTTCGCGTAAGAAAGGGATTAACCGTGAAGAAAGATAATCAGTCAGCAGCACCCGCACCGAAGCAGTCATTCTACCTGCCAGAGTTGGGATTGTCTGTCGAATCAGGGAGCTTTGAAGAAGCAATTAAAAAAGCCAAAGCCGAAAATAAGGAGGGAGAGGAATAATGGCAGAGAAAAAGATTGTAACAGGTCGAAAGACCGCCGTGGGTTTGGCGCTGGAAGACACCAGAGGTACCGCCAAAATGCCGACGTATTTTTATCCGCAACTAGATTTTAGCTTTAAGGATACTCCAGAAACGAAAACTAATGAATCGGCGTATAACAACATCACCAAAAACAATGCTGTCGATGTGATGAGTGTTAAGGGCGAAGGCTCAATTGGCGGTAAAACATGGGCAAAAGGGTTGTACTACTGGCTGGCAATGGTGTTTGGGCAAAAAGCCACAACAACGCCTGTTGCTGGCGATACGGGAGCTAAGAAGCACTTATTCTCGCTTAATAATGAGAATACACACATCAGCTCTACCGTTACCATTAAAGAGGCGGTATTCTGCGGGCAGTTTCCGTACGCTATGATTGAGAGCTTTAAGATTTCATGGACACCTGACGACTATCCGAAGATTGAAGTAAGCTTGATGTCGAAAAAGTCAAAGGATGTAACGCCGTCGTCTGTCACTATTGCCTATGATGCGACGGAAACTGAGTTTATTCCGAAAGATGTGCTGTTGAAAATGGCAGCCGACGCAGCCGGGTTAGCAGCGGCGCCAGAGCTACAAGACGTTAAGAGTTTCAGTTTGGAAATTAAGAAAAACTTGGAGGCGGTTCAAACGTCGAGTTCTAAGGATGACATTCAGGAGATCTTTAATAAGGACTTTGAGGTTAGCGGCTCAATTGAGAAACTCTACACTGACAATACCTACAAAACCACGATGTTGAACGGTACAACTCAGGCAATGCAGTTCGGTTTCATCGATAAAAATCATAAAGCCGGCGTAAACACGCCAACCAGTCTGTTGTTTACTATAAGCAAGGTGGCGATTTCAAGCCGTGAGCCGAGCTACGGACTGAGTGATATTTCAACTGAGACTATCAATTTCGAGGGCTTGCTAAACATTACAGACGGCAAGACTATTGAAGCTGAATTAGTTAATAAATACGAGTATTAGGAGCAAATAAATGAGTAATCGAGAACTGTTTATCGAACTAAAAGACGGACGTAATGCTGTTATCCGCGGGTTTATTCGCAACCGTGACCGCAGTATGTACCGACGACTGATGCTCGAGGGGCAAACTATGTCTACAAAGGAAATGGAAGCCAGTGATGGCGAGGTAGATGTCGACTTGAGTAGAGTTATGGGAGCGAGCGATAAGCTAATTGAGAAGTTATTGCTGGAGTATTGCGGCAGCCGTGAACAGCCATTTGAAGCACTGATGGACAGCGAATTTGGCGACGACTATGAGACTATCAGCAACAAGGTTATGGAAGTGTTCGGCAGAGAGAGGGAGCTCCCAAAAGAATAGAGGCGTGGTCGATTAAGTACGACCGCGCTCTGCGCAATGGTTCTGGCGAAGTGCCGCGGATGATCCAAATCGCACTTATCTGCAAGGAGTATGGCTGGACATATGATGAATATATGGATCAGCCAGAGGATTTTACCGCAGCTATCCTAGCAAGACGTCAAGTTGAGGCGGTAGTCGAAAAGGAGCGAATTGATAAGGCGGGACAGCAGTAAGCTGTCTCTGCTTTTAACTTTATCTGTGTTTGTCGCAGGCGATACCGTCGCCGTCTCTATCAAGGTGTGGCGCGTACCCGGGTTCGCCTCGACGCATATGACTATAGCCAGCGGCGCGCGCCTCTTTGCAGTTGCTAAAGTTCAGCTCCGATGGAGCGGGTTGCGGTGAGGGCGCAGTCTGGCGAGGTGTAGCTACTGGTTGTGAGCGCGACTGCTGTTGTTGGCGAGCGATAGCAGCGGCGGCTTCCTCTTGCTTTTTCTTTTCCTCGGCCTCTTTCTTAGCTTTGTCAGCACGTTCTTTTTCTTCCTGCTTGGCTTTTTCTAGTTTGGCGATACGCTCAGAGAATGGAGCACGCTTGTCTTCTGGTAGTCTATTGATGTCTGATTTGGCACGAGAGATGTTTTCGTTGGTGGGTTGTTCTTCAGCCTTTTTTACTATCTTCTCGGTATACTTGAGAGCTTTTTCGAGCTCTTGCTTATCATGGTCGGCTTTTGTTTGGCGGTGAAACTTAACCGTTTTATCGCTGTGGCGTTTGCCGTCAACAACAGATATAGAGATATCGCTGTCTCCCTCTTTAATATTTTTAACTTCGTATTTGATATTACCAGCTGCGTTTTTGCGGTCGTGGATGTCGGTTTTGTCGCCTGAGACTTTTACCTCGGCAAATGAGCTAACACCCGATATTTTGGCGGATAACTCAAGTCTGTCGGTATAATAATCAAGCTTGATATTGTCCTCTACATCAGAGATAACGATTGGAACATTGTCCTTTTCGAGACGAGATTGCTCCATCACATTGCTAACATGAGCAATGACGAGAATAGCTATGATGATACCGCCCAAAATAGCCCAGCCTCGCTTTTCGTTTTTGGTAAGCGGTCTATTCTTATTTTCTTGGTAGATTTGCTTGAAGCTTTTGACAGATGGTTTGGCTTTGTCAATTTTGTTGGATTCAGCAGATTTTTTGCGACGGAGAGATAGATTCATTTGGAAGACTCCAGGTTTAATTTAGAAAGAACATATTTCTTAAACTTAGTTGATTTTGAAGTGTGAGACATACTTTCAAGGTTTGTCGCAGTTGTCGCCATATCACCTGTGTTCGTATAGTGTTTTTCAAGGATAAGCTCTACGTTACCGCTTTTTGTGTATAAGACATTCTGCACATAAAAGCCACTGTCGTACTTTTTCTTCTTTATGGCCGCCCCAGCAAGACCAAAAGCAACAACCCTGGCAGCTGAAGTCTCTTTACCGCTAACGCGCCGTTCGTTGCCAAAATCGAAATCAAAGCCTTCGATCTCTGACCAGTCAAAGTGTCTAGCGAGAGCCCATTGCCCTTTATTGAAGGACAAGTCTACTCCGTGTTCATCACACCTGAGGCTAGCGTTTAGTACTGAGTCTGCAAGCTCTGGATGAGATCCTTCGTACTTCCCGATAATTGTAATTGGTTTTGGTGTTTTATCTTTCTTAAATAGATTAAACATGGTGGCAGTTTGTTTTTCCTTTCCTTATGGAGGGATTATACCACGATGTGATATAATACGGGTAGTATATGCGGACTTTGAGCCGCATTTTTTTGTTGTTTTTCGTCCGCTAAAAAAGAAGGCGGAATATGAATAACAGCACACTCACTCTGACAATTCGAGCAAACGTATCAGCCTTGCAGGCTGCCTTGAAGACTGCTCAGGCGAGCGTTAAAAATTTTAGCAGCAATGTAGGTAAGAAACTAGTCGGCAATGCTGCTAATTTGAAGGACTCTTTTAGCCAAGCGGGCGGATTCATTGAATCGACGCTGAAGCGCGTCGGTGCGGTGGCTGTGGGCGGTAGCTTTGGGCTGATGTCGTTCATAAAAAGCGCCTCTGAATTGCAGTCTCTGCGATCGTCTTTTGAGTCGCTAACTGGAACAGTAGAGGCGACGAATGTCGTCATGAAAACACTGTATCAATACGGCAAAGAAACAGCCTTTGATAATAAATCCATCCAGGCGACCGCAAAAATGTTCCTGGCAAACGGCGTGGCGGTTCAGGATTTAATGGGCTGGATGCGAAATTTGGGTGACCTGGCGGGTGCAACAGGTGCGGATTTGCAAGGCTTGGCACTGCCAATTACGCAGGCAATCGGTAATGGCAAGATGATGACGCAGGACTGGTATCAGATCATCAACCAAGGTGCTGGCGGATTCAAAAAATACATCATCGCAGCGATGGGTGCAGGTCATTCCATTCAGACGTTCGGCGACGATCTGTCAAAGGGCAAAGTTACAGCTGATGTGCTACGTAAGGCACTCCAGATGGCAAGTGATGAAGGCGGTATGGCTTTTCAGGGTGCGATTAAGCAATCTCGAACATTCAACGGACGCATGAGCAACTTGCTGGAAACAATTACCAACGTAGGCATGAAAATTGTTGGCGTGGATGCAGCGACCGGACAAGTCAAAGCTGGCGGTGTGTTCGACAAAATCAGCAAAGCCGTTGAAGATGCGACAAATTGGCTGGAAAAGAATAAGGATAAGATTCAGAAGATTGCGGATATAGTAATAAATAATTTCGTACCAGCAGTAACCGCTGCTGGCGTTGCCCTAGTGGCTATGAAAGTGGGGTCGTTCGCTGCTAGTATGATTCAATTTGCGAATGCTATTCGTGGCGGGAAAACGGCCATGGAAGCATTTAATTTAGTAACTGGTAAAAATCCGATGCTTTTGATTGTTGCTGCTATAGCAGCGGTGGTTGGAGCATTGGTGTTTTTACAGGTAAAGTTCAATATATTCGGCAAAGCGTGGGAGGCTATAAAATCCGCTTGGAGTGCTGCTGTCAGTTGGTTTGGTGGTATCTTTAACGCCATCGGACAAGTTATAAGTGATTTTGTTGGCGGCGCGCTTGGGTTTTTTGGTGATATTTGGAATGGGATAGTTGGCGTATTCAATAGCATAGTGTCGTTCGTGCAAGAATGGGGGCTTTCTATTTTAGCGGTAATCTTCGCACCGATATCTCTTGTCATTGGATTATTTTTCATGTTCAAGGATCAGATATTTGCCGTATTTCAGGCAGTTTGGAATTTTATCGTGGCAGTATTTACGCCAATAGTACAGTTCTTTGGCGGTGTATTCAGTGGTGCATGGAATATTATCGTTAGCGTGTGGGATGCGGCTGTGGGCTGGTTTGGCGGCGTATGGAACGGAATAGTCGGCGTGTTTGCTGGCGTGGCAGGCTGGTTTGGCGGTATTTTTCGCGGAGCATGGAACGCTATTACTGGCATATTTGGCGGGCTAGCAGGATTCTTCGGCGGCGTGTGGAATACTATTACTGGAATGTTCGGAAGGCTGGGCAGCTTCGTTGGTAATGCTATTGGCGGTGCTGTCAGGGGTGCAGTTAATGGTGCACTAAGCATGGTCGAGAGAATGGCGAATGGGTTCATCGGCATGATTAACGGTGCGATTGGAATTATCAACAAGATTCCAGGCGTACACATTGGCAATATTCCAAGCTTACATATTCCGCGAATGGCGACCGGTGGTATCGTTACTCCGCAGGGCGGCGGTTCGATTATTTATGCTGGTGATGGTGGACAGAATGAATGGGTCGTACCAGAAAGTAAAATGGCAAGCCTGGTGACGCAAATTAACAAGCGTAGCGACGGCGTTGGTGCACGAGATGTCAACATTACCGTAAATGTTACTACTAGAGATGAGAAATTCAACGAGGAGGATGCAGTGAATATTGCAAAGCAAATCAATCGAGCACTAAAAGCACAAGGACTACGGCTTGATCAACTAGGAGCACTCCGATGATACGATTAAATGGTCAAGAAATACCAATTTATCCAAGTGGCTACGACGATTCGCCAGTGGTGGTAAAGACTGACAATCTTTCAATTAATGGCAGTATTGAAAGGCATAGCTTTCCATCCAAAAAGCGTGCCAAAATGACATTTACAGCGGTAACGCCAGCACAGTTTCGATTCTTTGAGAGTATCTTTAATGACGCTGGCACGGTGAAGTTTTATAACGACCAGTCAAAATACGGCACATTGCAATTCGATGGTATTATGACGGATTGTGATACTGATGAGTATATTCGTGGCGGTAGTTTGATGACAAGCCTAACCGTAACAATTCGGGAGGTGTAGATGCAGGCGGTTTCGGCTAATTTCATTAGCAAGGTTGACGCACCGCGCAAGCAGACTGACTTCGCGGTGATGCTGGGGTGGAGTAAGCAAATAAATCCTACTACGCGGTTTTTTAATCTCGATTCTTCAGCACTGGACGGCGGAGATTTTCTAAAAGGATCAGGCGATGTGGTGACGTTTTTCGACAAGTATGTGTACACGGACGAGAGTCGTTACGTCAAGAACTTCAAAATTAGTAAAAAAGTGAGTAGTTACTCATGGGGCGTCGTCACAGCTCAGGCGACAATCACACTGAATAATACGACGGGGCGGTTCCTACCAGAAAAAGATCCCTTGATTGGAAAGTTCATCAAGGCAGGACGGCCGATAAAGATATTAACTGGATATGATGGCGAAATGATTACGAACTTTGTTGGATTCGTGGGTACACCGACAATAAATATTGTAGAGCAGACAGTGGAGCTGACGGCATTTGACGCAATCACCTACCTGGACACAAAATATTCCAATTTGCCGGCGTTTGTGGGCAAGTTTGCGCACGAAATTGTACGAGATTTACTGATTGAGCAGGGGTTCAGTACCAACCAGTTTGAGATCGACCGGTCGCAACAGGTGGCGATTGGTTATTTATCGCCAAAAGACAAGAGCGTGACTGACTTATTGAAAGAATTAGCAGAGGCGGAAGCGGCGCTGGTCTTCGTTGACGAGCAGGGGATAATTCGGTTCTGGAATAGAACGCACCTGGCGAAGACTCAGCAAACAGCTCATGTATTCAGTTATTCTAACCTGACTAACCTACAAATTAAGTCAACGCCAGTAATAAACTCGGCGCAGGTGGTAGCAAAACCATTCAAAGTGCAGGCGTTCCAGAAGTTGTGGGAATTGGAGCAGGGCAGCGAGCAGACGAAAATAAGAGCTGGTAAGACTATCGACATTTTCGCTGAGTTTCAGGATAGTGTTGGGGACTTTTATGCTGTAAATGTAGATAGACCAGTTCATGCAAGCAGCAATTCTGGCACATCGATGTATTCTGGTGCGCGGAGTTCTGACGGAACAGGAGGTGCGATCGGTGTGCAGCTGGTGTCGGTGTACAACTTCGGCAGCACTTACAAAATGACCTTCCGCAACAACTCAAGCGTGGACGGATATATTAACCGTATCCAGCTGTGGGGTGTACCAGCAAAGGTAACGCAAGTAATTACCGAAAATGCCGTGAGCGAGCCAAGCATTGAACAGTACGGCGTCAATCCTGACACGTCAACTGGTGTTGGTGCAGAGGTATTGAAGATTGAAAATAATCTGGTGCAGGATGTCGGCGGTGCGAGAGCGATTGCTAATAATATCGTAACTCTATACTCAAATCCAAATAGGCAATTCAAATTGGATAACTTTTTTGTGCCGTATTTGCAGATAGGCGATACGGTAGACTTGCAGATTGATGAGCTGGCTGATAGTTTCAGCTGCTTTATTACCAGCTACAAGCTGGCAGGCGGCGTGAATGCTAATTTTCGACAGAGCCTGGAGGTGGAGGAACGTCCGAAAATTAGTGCGTTTGAGCTGGACAAATCAACGCTGGATGGCGGAGATGTGCTAGCAAACTAAGTATGGTATAATGTAAGCAGTATATACGACCAGCCAGAGCGGCGGTCGTATTTTTATTGGAGGAAATAATGGATAGCGAAACAGCCAAGCAAACGCAAGACCAAGCCGAACTGGAGAAAATGGCAGATTTTTATGCTCAGCATTACAGCCAGGTGTACTTTGTGAGATGTCTGAAAACTAATCTGGTAGTCGCAGTTGAGTGTTTTCCGGCAAAGACAATTCAAGGCTTTTCAGCAATTACCGCACCTAGACGTGGAGGCAACCGTGATATTTATGACTATCAGGGGCTATTTCTGACAACCCGTGAGAGGCTGGATAAAACGCCTGAAGGATTTCCGATGATTGGTTATGAAGCATTAACTGGCAACGACACACGGTTGTCTAAATTTGAGAGAGGAACAATAAATCCAGTGCAGCCAGGTGAGGCTAGTCCAGCAGAGCTGGTGAACTCATTTGCTATGAGTCCGTTCGAGCGAGCACAGCTAGAGAGTGAAGTGGCACTAAAGCAAAGTGTCCATAAAGAGCAGGCAGATTACGAGCTGAAGTATAGCGATAAAGGTATGATTATTGAGCGATTTGAGACATTTCAAGTAGAAAGGGTGAGATGATATGGCGTATGTTAACTTAAATTTTGTGCCGGGCGAAATTTTAACGGCCGCAAAAATGAATCTTTTGGCGGCAAATGACGCTAGTTTCCATGATGGAACAGGGATAAACGATGGTTCTATACAACCACAACATATTGGCTGGAAAGATTTTATTCAATCGAAACAAGATAATACCACTCTGCCAGTTGTACCTGCTATCATCCAGTATGGTCGAGCAAGAGTAAGAGTGCCAACTGATACTGTAGAAGCTACGACATCAGTCACGTTTCCGAAGGAATTTGAGAACGGAATGATACCAACTATCATTTGCACGTATAACGGTTATGGAAGCGTTAGCGACCCGTGGTCAGATACACCAAATCCGTCTTGGGCTGGGGCAACATTTGGAGCTGTTGGCGTTACTAATTCAGGATTTACGGCAAGATGTAGGCGTTTTGACGGCGCTATGCTAAGAGGCACGTATTACTTTAGTTGGATTGCGATTGGTGCAGCTTAGGCTACTTCTTCGTGTATAAAATAGTCATTGTTACCGTACCAATGCTTCTTGTCTGATAGCGCAATACTTGGGCGTTGTTCCAGTTAGCAAATTTTAATTGGAAATACTGAAGAGATGGTGCGGATGGATTAGTATAGCTATTTGGATATCTCTCTCCATTTGGCATATTTAAGATAGCATCCAGAGAGATTATAGTTTCTATATAGCTAAAGTTTTCATTATTAGCCCCAGTCTCTTCTGCACCAGATCCTGTTGTATTAAAGGTTATAGATTTTTGATAAATGGATTTCCCGTTGATCCATTTTTTGCCAGTGTCCATTTCAGTAGATTTATAGGTTTTAAGGCTATCTGCTAATTTATCTGGTTGTATAGAACCATGAAAAATGCATTATGTTTACGGTAAAATCGTGGTATAATGTAGGTAAGTATATGCGTTTCAGGACGCATATTTTTATTTGGTTGCGGCCTGGGGTGAGAGAAAGGAGACCGGACAAAGTATGGCAGCAGCAAATAATACTAACGAAGCGGAGCTATGGCAAAAACTGGGAAAGATGGACGCCGACATACAGAACATCAGGAATCAGATAGAGTCAATCAGCGCAAAGATTGACAGACTGGATCTGACGGTGGTAGTAGAGCGGCTAGTGAAGCTGGAAAAAGACGTAGGAAATCATGAAGATAGGCTAGACAAGCTAGAAGATAACCAAGCAAGGATAGTTTGGTTCATCATCGCCGCCGTGGCTGGAGCAATACTGAAAATGGTAATTATCGATAGGATAGCGAAATGAGCATGTTGGAGCAGTTATTCTTTATGGCGATATTTGCAGGCGCGTTTAGTGGTGCAGTAGTTGGTTTACTGCTTGCGGCAACTTTCAAGTTTGTTTATCGGCTCATTAAGAAAGTGTTAAAGGAGGAGTAGGAAATGTCATACCAAGAACTAACACAATTTAACTCGCCGAACTATACACCCGAAAGCCAAGTATCAGCGGTGTATGGCATGGCACGATCTGTAGAGGGCGTCACATACCATTGGTGGGGCAGTAATTCAGACTTTATGTCGATAGTGAATTATCTGTGCCGCGCTAATGGCAACACCTCGGCACATACTGTCGGCGAGGCGGGCAGAGTGGCGTGGATTGTAGATGCTGTAAACGCCGCTTGGCATGCTGGTAATGCTAGAGGCAACGCTACGACAGTAGGTTATGAATGTAATACACGCCTTAGCGATGGTGATTATGAGACGATGGGCGAATTCCACTACGATATGGAGAAAGCCTACGGCCGCCGCCTAAATATTTATGTACACAAAGAATGGTTCAATACTAGTTGCTCACCAATCGACAAGAACCGTATCCGTGCAATCGCTGACCGCTATCACGCTGGTGGCGGTTCGCGTCCGACAGTCAACGAGACGCAAATACGCGAAGTGTTCCGATCAATTTTGGGGCGTGAAGTTGACCCAGAGGGTTTGCGGCACTATTTGGCCCAAGCGGCTAAGGGATGGTCGATTGACCAAATTCGTGCTGACGTAAATAACTCACAGGAAGCACACCAACGCCGCGCAGAGCTGGCTCGCCAAGCGGAAGAATTGAAACGAAGTGAGTGGGTGCGTAACCTGAACGATATTGAAGATATAAAACTGGTCGTCGCACCAGTCGCAGGACTACGTGCCGTCAATATGGTAACCATGGAAGCGTTTGGTAACGTGATTCCTAGGGGGACGGTTATCGATATTGCCAAGGAAACGGTAGTGCAGGGCAAGAAATACTACCTATCGCAGTACGCCGTTAAGAATAACAAGCCGTTCGGCATCGCGGCGACAGAACTAGTAGCGCCGACCGATCCAAATAAAGATAAGCCGGCATGGCAAAAGAATCTGAAGGATATTGCCGACCAAGACTTCTGGACGCGTTCAGAATGCGAAGTTACTGACCTAACTACTGGTAAATTGGCAAAGAAATTGCCAATGGGAACAAAGGTTCGCGTTACTCACGTTACGAAATTGGTTGATGATGACTTGATGGTATTAGAGGGCGGTACGTTGGCAATCAATAAGCTGTATCTAAGCGATAAGCCAATCGATAGCCTAGAAAAGCGAGTTTCGGCGCTGGAGGTGCTCGTCAATAAAATCATCGAATTTTTAACCAATTTGTTCAAAAACTTTAATAAATAATAGGAGGAAATATGGAAAAGATTAAATTATTATTCAGCTCAGAAACTAAAAACGGACGGGCTATGAGGACGCTTTTACAAGGGTTTTTAGGCGCTATGATAACATTTACGGCTATGTATAGCACACCTCAGTTTATCGAGTTTATGAAGAGCTTAGACACATTAACAGGCTCACTTATATTCTCTACTAGCTCGGCAACAATAGCTGCTGGAATTAGCCGTTTAATGCCTGTGATTAGCGCGATCATAAAGTTGCTTAAGGAGAAATAAAAATGCTGAGACAGGTCGTGCCAGTTCGCGGTTCAATCGTCGGACACTGCTATTACGATGCAACTGAGCGCGACCTGTCTGTCGGAGCAGAAGATAAGGCGGAAGGGTTTCGTACTGGCGACGTTGCCAGGTATGTAGCGCCAGGCAATCAATCGTCGGCAGTGCTGTATATCCGCATGCTTATACCTCACTATGCGCAAATAGTTGAGGCTTATTTGGATTTGTGGTGCGTAGTGGCTGGTAATAATGGTGTACGTGCGGTTTTTGCTCCAGTTGATGGTTTAACGCCAGTGGAATTATCGAGCAGTCAAATCGATGATATGTGGCGTAAGTTGTATGGCAAGAGCGATTCAATTAAGGCGGAGAACGGCAGGATTCGAGTTGCTGGACTTAATATGAAGCCAGTCATTCCTGAGAGGACGCGCGAGAGCGAGCTAATGGCGCTGGTATTAGCGTTTGACACACCGCCGCAGGGCTTTAGGTTGGAGCGGTTAAATTTGCTACTGGGAACGGAGATATTGGTATGATTGGCGATAGGCAAGAAAAAGGTTATCGAACTGGGCAAATAAAGGGCAAGGATTATATTTATGTAACTGGTATGCCTGGCATGGGCGGTAGTGCCGGCAATAAAGGCGGCGCACCTTTTAGATATTTATGGTGGGCGGTAGAAGCTCACAAGTTGGCAGTATTAAACACCAAACTGGAGATCGTCAATGATAACTTTGAACTATTTGACCACTACATCGATCCAAATGCCGGAATCACCACAAATACTGCTCAAGCCTACCGAATATTATTATCAACGAAAGCGCCCGTTGGCGACGTGGTGGATTATTCGGCTGTTAAAAGCAATACCAATATAGTAGCTGGAGCCGGCATTGGCAAGATGCTGGTAGCTGACGAGACTATGCTACCGCAACCAACAGATGTTGGCTACAACGGCAAAATATATGTAATTATCGATATGCTGAGTACCGGCAAGGCACCGCTGGGAGATAAGCTGCTAAACAATAGTCCTGAGTATGAAGCTATGCGAACTAAAGTGTATGATTACGAGGCGCGTCTATGATTGGTAGCAGAAATCAGGAATATCCCTATCAATGCAAAACCGTGTCGCTGGCGGATGCTCAGTGCCGATGGCTGGAGGCACATACGCTGGTGGTATTTTTACCAAAGGATTTGATAGAGATAAAAAACTTATTCGTTTACTTGGCGATTGGTTTTGACAAAATTGAACAGCTGGGACAAATGATAGAGAACACTACGCCGCCAGAGCTGCGTAAAATCGGCTGGATAGGCGGCAGCGGCGGACGTAAGATATTTAATGCTGGATTGGAGGGTGATACGGCTAGTGTAAAATATGATTTCTCAAATGAGCTGGAACTATTTGGACTAGTAAAGGGCAAGCCAACAGAAGTTAACGGCACAAAAACACTTAGATTGGAGTTTGGCTGCGGTAATTCAAGTAGCAATGGAATGTTGTATGGAAAGGTAAGATTATGGAAAGTGGACATGGTTTATACTACGCAAGGAATACGGTAGAGCCGCCACGTCCGAGCCAGAAGCGATTGAAAAAGAATGCCATGGCGGAGATGGGCGAAGTGATCATGACTGACAGACAGATCGAGCACAGCCCAAAGGTGTGTGCGACGTATCAATGTGTGTGGTGCGGCATCACAAGTGAAACGCCGACGATTATTTGCAAGCACTGCCATAATTGTCAATATTGCGGACAGTATCAGGGTGGCGGATACGACCATGAGTGTATCCGTTGCGGTAATCATCTTTCTTGATTTTGCTATCATAATTTGCTATATTAATAGAGAACAACAATCGAGCAAGGGAGACCTCAGTAAAACAGTAATGTTTTTTGCTGGGGTTTTCTCTTTTTTGACCTCAAACTTATACCAAAAATAAGTGAGGGTAATATGTTCGTTGTAGACAATAAACGAATCGCCACGATGCGCAAACACCTCGGCAAAGCGTCAGAACTAATCAAAGACGACGCGTATTTGCCAATGTTTCGCAATCGGCAAAAGAAATATAAACAAGAGTTCGACGAATCAGTTGAAGTGGCAAAAACTAAACGCGACCCTGAGCGGTATCTCGCGTCAGTTTGGTCACTAAAAAATCTGGAACAGTCGCTGGTGTGGATGCGCGGCCGAATTGCCAGAGCGATCAACGAACTGGCGCGGCAGCGGCAAGAGAAGAAACAACGGAAAATGGAGGAAAGAGCCAGACGAGATATGAATTATAGCGGTAGAGCGAAGATATCGCAGATGTATGGCGATATGGGTATTTGTCTAAAAAGCTAGCTTGGCTTGAAAAATGGAGGGTAGCGCCCGGAGAAATCTAGCGGCGTGATTTTTGCATGTCTACTGTTAGATATTAGATAACCGATAACACTATTTGTAAAGCAAATAACACCAGCCGACACAAATTAGGCAAAATTATTTGCCTAAAAAGCTAGCTTGGCTTGAAAAATGGAGGGTATAGTGGGTGATTATTCATAATAATTAACCAAAAAACGGTCTATATAGACTTGGAATAAATATTCCAATGATTATAACGATCTATATAGACACGAGGTGGGAGATTTAGGAGTTTTACGATGAAGATAAAGCGAACGCCAGCAGAAAATCAGCTGCGAGTTTACCTGAAGTGGTGTATGAATGTGAAGCAACTAACCCCTTCGACTATGGCAACAAAACGCAGTGTATTAAGTAGATTTATTGCCCAGACAAATATTGAGGATATGTCGCAATTAACTAATAAAAAGCTTGATCGATGGATTGAGAAAAAGGCATTGGGGCAGCTCGGTTCGAGGTGTAATTCTACAACGATACGCACTAATGTTGCTACGGTGATGTCGTGGATAGCTTGGCTGCGAGACATGAATTATCCGATGAAAATCAAAACTCGGATGGTAGTAAAGCCAAAGCCTGCACCATGCCGCCGAAAATGGTATACATCGGAGCAGATTGCAATGGTACTGAGGGGGTGTGATGATTTGCTGACCGAGGTGATGATTCGTGTACTGTTCGATACGGGGATGCGTGCACAGGAGTTTGCTAACTTACGCCTGAACGACTTGGATGGACGCACAATTTACACAGTAGGCAAAGGGCGTAAAGACGGCTGGGTGTATATATCCGACACAACACGTGAGCGGTTAGATGCGTGGATCAGGGCGGCTGGCGTGATTGACTACGTGTGGATTAAGACGACGAGGCGCAACTACTTTGAGCCGTTGACCGTCGACGGCATCCGCAAGAAAATACAGCGGCAATTTCGTGAGGCGGGGCTGGAGGGGTTTCAGCTACACGAACTACGCCATAGTTTCGCCACTGACGTACGTAAGCGTGGTGCTGACGTCGATGTAGTGCGGAGATTATTGCGGCATTCGAGCCTACAAGTAACGCAGCGGTATTTACATAATTTGGACGGCGATATGTGTGAGATTTGGGACGAAATCAAGAATTATAAGTTGGCAGCAAATGCACACGCTGGTACGGCTTGCATAAGAGGCGAGATTGTGAATGTTTAGCCGACATATTGACAAAACGCTTTAGGTTTGCTACAATGAAAATATCAAGGTAAGGACAGCAAGGATTGCCGCCATGAACCTTTCACTTTAACAATCTGGAAATTACGATTTATGAAGTAATTAACAGATTGTTTCTATGGTATAATATACCTAATGAAACCATCCAAACCTGTAATTCTCACTGGCGTGCGCGCCAACAATAACATCCACATAGGTAATTACTTTGGGGCTATTTTGCCAATTATCAACATGGCGA